ATAATGATTATGATTTATGATTTTCTTCGAAATCTTCAAAAGTAACATCATTAAAATCAATCATGTGATTTTTAGTAACAATATTGTATAAATAATCAAGATTGTATTTGACTGGTTTAGCAGAGGTTTGCCATACTCTTTGTAGTTTTCCATTTGAATATACTCTTACTGTACCTGATACTATCATACCGTTATAATTATACATTTTAATATTGGGTGTATATTTATGTTTTAAGACCCCAACATGGGGCAGTTTTAATATATCACTATCAGCAAATAGTGGTGGATAGTTGTGTGATTTATACTCTTCTATTGTAAATAAATTATTAAGGCGTCTGTCATAATCGTGAAACCATTCATAATATTCTTTTGAATCATTATAATCTGCAAGCACGATGTCTTTACTATATAATCTACCATCTGATGTTATGGGACAGTATAGTTTTCTATAATCAGTCATAGTAGCTTTCACTAAATCTTTACACATTTTAAATGTGCCATTGTCTAAGACACAATGTCTTCCGGTCATATTAACTCCTTTATAATTGTATAAATTACAATATTTTTCTTTAAATTCAAAAATACCTAATATTTCTGAATCATTGATTTGTACATCACCTATTTTAATATCAGCTATTGGACATTTACGTTCTTTTAATTGTAGTTCATTATCACTTGTCAGACATTCAAATGTATCCGTGCCCTGATCACTTATGGCAGCACTTACCACATTTACTATATTCATAATACTCCCAGCCGATTTGGATTGCGATTTATTGTTAGTTTGTGCTGTAATTGAATCAAAAGCAACATCATAAGATATACCTTCATCTGGAAAGAATGGAATGTCTCCTATACCATTGAATCCAGTGTTTGCTTGTAAAAAATTTTTACTTTTATTTAATAGAAACAATATTATAGCAAAAACTGCAGATGCAACTGTAGCTGCAATTGCTAAAAGAACCGGGGCCCCAGGACCAGTGGATCCAACCGACATTACGATTGTGCTTATTATACTACCTATTCCTAAAGCACCTGCGCCTGCTCCTGTAATTAAAGACCATAAGACCATCGATAAACTCATAGAGAAGGACATAGATAACCAATTGATGTAAATAGGGATAATCTTGAATATTATGTAATGTATGAATCTTAAATATATTTTAAAAGTATTGAGAAGCACGTCAATAACACCTTTTACTTTAAATAATATTAATTTAGTTTTTTCGGAAGTATATTGTAATATATAGACAAATACCACAACTATTTTTGCGAATCGTTTCATAGTATTTTCTATTAAATTTTTAATACTTCCATATAATGATTTAACATTTTCATGATGTTTTTCAACTGTTTTCAAATTCTTTCCATGTCCTTTTAAATTTTCAAGACCCTGTTCTTTTTCTTTTTTACTAACATCGTCACTAACAGAATCACCAACACATTCAGCATATCTTATAATCGATTCTTCGTGTGCATCCAATGTTTTACCGTCTTTTACTATTTTTCCCGATTCTGGTGAAAAATATCCTGTATATTTAGATAATGGATATACACATTTATATCTATCAAAATTGTATCTTAAATAGTATTTCACTATATTAAGTATTATCCAAATGATAACTATTGTTCTATATAATGAATAGAAATATTCATTCATACTTATACTTATTATACAGTAATATTTTTATTCATTACATTTAATATGTAATTTTCTGTATTATCACAACGTATTTCATTATATTGTAAAAACTTTAAATTATTCACTTTATATATTCCATTATTGGTATTTATACTAATACATTCACCGGTAAAAGAATGTTCCTTTGCAAGTGGGTGATCTAATGCTTTTATAAATTTATCATTATAATAAACTATCTGTCCTCTTGTGGTAAAAGTATTATTTATTGATATCCATTTATCATTCACTTGTGTAACAATACCTGTGACCACTGAATTATCTGGTAATATATCTCCTAACTTAATATCTTTTATCTGTTTAGTTCCTATTCTAGTGGTATTCATAATACCTGATTCATAATATTCAGATTCATCTACATTGGATTCATATTCTTCATTGTTTAATTTATTAATAATTTTAGTTCTAATAGTATTGGAAATATCACCGGAAACACCTATAAAATCGCTAAATAATGTATTATTAATTTCAATGGTATTTGATTTGGTTATTAAACAATATACTTTATTCTCGTAAAATGGTATTTTTCTACTAATTTCAGAATCTTTCACAGGAATCCATTTATTTTCAAATACTAAATGATCCCCTGTTACTTTAATACCCTTGTAATCATAGATGTAATTTTCAGGATAATTAAATTCCATAAGTGAAAGAACATCTCCACCGATAACAATGTCTTTCATCGGGGTTCCATTTATAAGGGTTTCCCCAGAAAAACAGGCACCTGAATCTAAAATTGTGGCAGCAGCACCAATTGGCCCAGCTATCATACCTTGCATAAATACAATAGATGAATACATAGCATATATTATGACAGTAAATATAGCCAGTAATTTTTTGACGATAACCTTCATTTTTTCCACCATAAACATAAGTGTTGCTTTCAAATTATTTATCTTATTCGTTATACTTGCTACCGCTGTAGAATGACTTCCCGTCAATTTTCCTAATGATTTAACATGACTCATGATGTCACTTTTCAAATCAAATATAGAACCACCAATTATATTGGATTTCAATGCATGCTCTTTATTATTATTTTTAATCACTTCATGACTTACTTTTTTCAAACAATGTGTGTTATTTTCAATGCCCGAAAATGGCAATATAAATGGGTGACATCTATAATAAGACCATTGACTCCCTATATATCTTGAAAATCCACCTATATTTATAACTATAAATAAAAATACAAATAAATTATTGATATTTTCCATATTTTCCCCTATAAATTCGTCATGCATACTTTATATAAAAATATATAAAAAATAAAATTGAAATACAATATATATATTATAATAGTTATGGAATCTAATACATTTACAAGAACCAGTTTTTGCGGAAAAGAGTGCGACAATATTACAGACAATGATACTAAAAAATTCATACTTCAAGATATGAAAATTAAATGTGATAGAGATTATTCTACACCTTATGCTAGATTGTTTAATATTATGTGGGCCAAAAATCTCAATAACCCCCACGTAGTATGTGTTAAAACTACCGGTGCGCCTTATTTTATGTTCTGTACTAGAATTAATGACATTGGTTATACTTTTCTAATTGATAAAAAAATTAAAGAAGGATATGATTATCCTAAAATATTTGTTCTTCCCTATCGTTTCAGCAGAGATATTTACAATGGTACTCTGTTAGAAACTGAACTAATTCGTGATAGAACCCAACATTGGTCATTACTTATTGGTGATGTCTATCAATACTGTGGTAAATCCCAGAAAAAATTTGATATCTGTAAAAGAGTTAATACTATTTATACTATGTTAAATGAAAATTATACCGATGATTCATATACTGATCTATGTCCAATGACAGTGAAAGGATATTTTGAATATAAAGATTTACGGAGTCTTAAAGAAAATTTGATACCAAAATTATCTTATAATGTTAGGGGATTGTATTATGTTCCTATGAATAGTTATCATAAATGTGTTTTACAACTATTTGACAGAAAACCTCATGAGGTCAAGAAATCACACGACGTCAATAAAACTACACAACGACCCCATAAAAAAGAAATTAAGAAAGAAGAGAAAAGCAAGGACCCCGACGCTAGTACAAATGTCGCCTTTCAGTTTGTAAAAACCCTTAAACCAGATATTTATGATTTATATATCAAAGACGGAGATGATAAAGTTAAAATCGGAATTCCTAATATTCCCAATATGCGTATAAGTAAACTTGTTAGAAATAATATGAAAAAAAATGAAATGGAATGTTATATGGAATGTTCCATGATAGATTCTAAATGGGTACCTCAAAAAATAGCAGATAATATCGACACTTATTTAAAATATAAGTGGGCCATTAAAAATTTATAAATGCGAATTATGAGTCATATTTTTTTATTGATATAAGATAAACTATGTCAACACTAGATTTAAATGAGTTACAAGCTCCTTTAAAAGAAAAAGAAAAAATTAAGAATGATATATATGATAAAATATTGGTAAGGGTACATAACCGAATAAAGTTAGTTTCCAGAAATGCAGAAACATTTAGTTATTTTGTTATTCCCAAATTTGTTCTGGGAATACCCATGTATGATTTTAACCAATGTAAACATTATATCATAAATTCTCTGACAGAGAATGGACTGGCAGTTAGTTATATTGATCCCAATCTATTGTATATATCCTGGGATGTCGAACATCTTCACAGCAAACATATCCCAACTATACCAAATGAACAGCAACACCAACACCAACAGCAACAACAACAGCAACAGCCACAAGTCGGTTCAAGTTTAAATTATATGGCACCAGCTCAACAGCAGGTTTATCAACCGGTTCAACAGCAGATGCAACAAGATTTTAGAAATACCCAAGATTTCGTACCGACAGGATTATTTGGAACACCTATATCTAAACTGGGGTAATTTTACACTTACACATTATATCTACTAATATTAGGATAAATATATCAAATATTATAAAATAAATTACATCTGCAAATATACTGAAATTATCAGATCCACCTTCTAACAATTCCTTTAATTTATTTTTAATTTCTAGTAATTCACTTTCTAAATTACTTTCAAATAATTGGTAATCACCAGGGTTCTGATACCCCTCTAGGTGATTTCCTTTCTCTTCCGGTTCTTCTACGTATTTCATATAAGCATCATTTGAATCTTCTTCTTCGTCTTCGTCTTCTTCGTCTTCTCCGTAACCTATCTTCTTTACAAAGTTTCTCACCATATCCTGCGAATAAATGCTATATGTACCATCATTAATAGTCCCGTCTCCAGAAGATTCTATTGGTATCCCATCAACATTCACCGTATCTAACATATTATCAACTTCGATATAAGGTGTTTTATTCCGTGGAGTTGATTTTGGAATAGGATAATATGCTCTGTCTTGATAAACACTATTGCTATTCATATTAGTTGTATCCGAATAATTATTTTTATTAAATACATCTGTTTTATCTTGAAATAAGTGATGTTGTTTCTTTCTTCCTTTCTTTTCTTTCTTACTAATTTTTTCTTTTTTAAATTGGGGTCCAAATGCTTCATCCAAAGTAGCAACCATATTAATTTATAAACAGATAATAAAATAAAAAATAATTACTAATTATATATATATGGATACATCAAATTTAACAAGATTAACAAGATTAACTGGAAATATCAATTACGTAATAACTTCTCTAAATACCAGTAATTTCTTCATAGGAATCATGATGATACTATTAAATGTAGGATCTAAATATGTTCTAATGGAATTCAGTGATACCCATGAAAAATTTCTAAGCAATAATATTGTTAGAAGATGTTTGGTATTTACTATATTTTTTGTTGCTACTAGAGATATTTACACTTCCTTAATACTAACTGCAGTATTTATTGTTCTAGTCAGTGAAATCGGCATACTAAATGAAAAAAGTAATTATTGTATATTACCTACAAGTGTTATACAAAATAATGAAAAAGAAATCATAACCGAAGAAACCTATATGAAATGCCAACAAGTTGTTAATAAATATAACGTTCAAAATAAATCGTCTATTGTTAATAAACGGCAAGTAAACTATAATAATAATGTTAATAGAAGATTTAACAAGATATAAAAAAATATTATATTATATAAAAATGCACAACAACTATATATCATATATAGAATTAATTATAGTATCCGCTTTTTTCATTTTTACACTCGCAATAGTTTTTGGCATACTACTAATTTCATATTTGCGGAACCCGCCTAATCTAGAAGGCAAAAAACCTATTAAAATATTATTAAGGGATTTTACAATAGTGGGTTATGGTGTATTACTAACTTTATTCATAAATGTATTCGTGTATCCCATATGTTTTAAAAATAGAACAGATCTAGTAACTACATTTATTACTTTTTTAAGATACTGATAATTAAAGTTTTAAATCTAGTGTTCCCGAAGGATTTTCAGGTTTAGTTTCATTTGAATATATATCTCCAGCAATAGAAGATATATCTGACATATTGTCATTATCACTCATGTTTGATGACTGGTTAAATCCAGAAACAACTTCTTCCACAGGCGGACCCCTCATTTCAGGTCTAGGCATTTCTGACGGCGGTCCTGGCGGTTGCCCTTGTCCTGGCGGTTGCCCTTGTCCTGGCGGCCCCTGCATCCCTCCGAACATACCTGGCATAGTATTTGTATTAGTATTCATACCAGGTTGTTGTCCATTCATGGTCGATGACATTGCTGCTTGTGCAAACTGTTTCATAAGATCTGGATTCTGTTTCATAATATCACCCATACCGGGGATACTTGATTTAAACATAGTATTCTGTAGATGGAACATAAATGCCGAACCACCCAGCATGAACATCAATCGTAATTCTGGAGCCATTTTTGCTTTAGATTTGTATTTTTCATGGAGTTCTTCAAATACTTCGTCGTAATCAGGAAGACCTTCATTTATTGTTTCACCCCACCCATTTAATTGAGCGTCAAATGGATCAAATTTATCATTTAAAAATTCAATACCCGTAACTGCCGCCATTAGCATCTTTTTCTGAAATTTAATACTAGAATCTAAATCCCGCAATTTTTTCATTCTGTCATATTCACTTCTCATAGTATCTAAATTACTATTCATGCCAAATGCCTCTGAAGGTTGAATTCCTGCCGACTCTAATCGCTTAAATTTATATAAATAATCCTGCTTTTCTTGAGTTATTTCCGATGCCGACATCATATGTTCCGGTTTTAGAGCGTCTGGATCAACGGGCTGCTGTTGCTGCTGTTGCTGCTGCTGTTGCTGCTGTTGCTGCTGTTGCTGTTCCTGCGGTTGCTCCTGGGATTGATTAAATCCTAAATCAAAACTAAAATCACTTCTAGGTGTCATCGGTTCAGAGGGCATACTAGTATTATCTAGAGGATTAAAACTAGTATTAATAACTTTCTCACTTTCAGATTGCTGCTGCGGTTGTTGATATTGCTGCTGTGGCTGCTGTGGCTGCTGCTGCTGCTGCTGCTGCTGCTGCTGCTGCATATCGGGATTATTAACGGGTAGATTTTGATCAGTAGATTTACTAGGATTCGCTAGCAAATCCATACCCATTGAACCACTCGTAGATAAATTTGGGTCGCTGTTACTTGAATTCATTTGAACATTGTTTTCATCTGCTTTTGTAACCGACATAGTTGTTGAACCGGTTGGCGGGGCGCTTGTCGTAGTTGACATATTTTGTGTAGGCAACGATTGGTTTAAATTAATATTCCCTTCCATTATTTCTTAGTTGATAAACTATTAATATTTTTATTACGCAGTATCTTTTTATATGTTTTATATCTTTACTTTTTTCTTAATGTATGTCAGTCCTTGTAAATATGCATCTGCTAAATCATCTTTCTTCTTAGAATTTATGAATAATTCTTTCATTTCTGGACTCTGATTACTCTCTTCTATCATATACTTTGTATATTCTATACTTAATTTCTTTGTTCTTGTATATTTTGTCTTAATGTGTGAGAAATCTATTTCCGGTCCATCATACGCCTCTAACTTGTTTCTGGCACTAAACATTGCCATCTTTCCTATGTCTATTATCCCATCTTCCTTACGCATCCACAGACTTGCGAACAATAATATCTGAACGCTTTTCATGGTTGGATTCATTAAACACGGCTGGTTCTCCAATATGGCAGTATCTATATTTGCTTCTGGTTCCAAGAAATCACATTCATTCAACGCTTCGATCATTCTCGAATGAATCGTCATTAAATCCAATTCCTTTACTTTCTGCCCTTGCGCTAAATCTATAACACCCCAATTTAATATCTTAATTTTCCTGTATTCAATGGAATCATCCACTTCTAACAAACAATATGCTAAGTTTTTAATTCCTATATCAAAGGATAGATATCTCTTCATTGTAAAGAGTATTTATAAAAATAAGTTTAAATAGATTTTATTTATTTCATCCGTGATATATTGTAAAGAGTATTAAAAATTATTAAAATAATGTTTAACAAAAAAATAATTTATAATACTACTTACTGTAAATATTTAGGGAAATCCATGGGTAGTTCCTCAATGACTGTATTGTAAAACTTCTCAATTTCTTCTTTCTTCTCTTTCTCATAATCTGTTATGAAATTAATAGATACACCCTTACGACCAAACCGTCCGGATCTACCAATACGATGAATGTAATTCTCCATATTGTTCGGAATGTCAAAATTAATTACAAGCGACACCTGTTGGACGTCAATACCACGCGCCAGTAAATCAGTCGCAATTAAAATACGCGAATCCCCTTTTCTAAAGTTATTCATGATATCTTTCCGCATATCACTAGTCATTTCACCGTGAATAGACGCAACTGGGAATCCCTTTCCTTGTAAAATATTAGACAATTCATCAACTCTTCTTTTACTATTACAATAAATAATTGTATGACTAACACTAATAGATTCGTATATATCATTCAATGTATCTGCTTTCCATTCATTATTTTTCACATTGATGAAAAATTGTCTAATGCCTTCTAATGTTAGTTCTTCTTTCTTAACTAGAATATGTTTCGGTTCATTCATAAAATGTTTACTAATGTCAATAATCTCCTGTGGCATAGTAGCCGAAAACAAACAAATCTGTGCATCTTTTTTAATAAATCTAATAATCTGAACGATCGTGTCTTTGAACCCTTTTGACAGAATTTCATCTGCTTCATCAAAAATTACCATATTAATATTTGTCGTATACAGAGACTTTCTCTGAATCATATCAAGAATTCTACCGGGTGTGCCAATAACAATTGTCGGGTTTTTTTCTAATTCGTCGCGGCATTCTCTTACACTGGTTCCACCAATTACCAAAGATGTAGTAACCCCATCCATAAATTGACATAAATTTTTAATTACTTCTCCTGTCTGTCTGGTTAATTCATGTGTTGGCGAAATAATCAGTGTTTGAATTGCTTTATCGGCAGGATCAATTCTCTGTAATGCCCCAATTGAAAAGGCGCCTGTTTTACCAGTACCTGATTGCGCTTGGGCAATCACATCGGTACCCTTTATTAGTTCAGGAATGGCCTTTACCTGGATTGCAGATGGTTTCT